CATTTTGCCCCGCGGCCGGCATGTTGAATTCGCCCTAGACGAATACCTAAACGAATTTGTCCCGACCGTGCCGGAGCCTGTTGCGGCCCCGGCCGCTAACCCGCAGGGGGTCGCATGATCCGTTTCCAGGCAGACGCCGCGCTTATCACCGCAGAGGCCGGCGACGAAAAGCGCCCGGCGCGTATTGCCGGCGTCGCGGTGCCGTGGGGCGTCGTGGCGACCGTGGGCGGCGGGCAGCAGGTCAGTTTCGCGCGCGGCGCATTCGACCCGGAGCAGAAGCCGGCAAAGCTCATTGAAAATCACGACCTGGCGCAGCTTCGCGGCGTCGTGGATTCCCTCACGGACACGAATGAGGGATTGGAGTTTGAGGCAACCTTTGCGGATACCGCGGCGGCGCGGGACGCGGTTGCGCTACTGAAGGCCGGCGCTTACGACAGCGTGAGCGTCGGGGCCCATCCCATTACGTTCGACATTGACAACGATGGGGTTATGAACGTCACCGAAGCACGGCTTGTGGAATTGAGCCTTGTGCCGCAGCCGGCGTTCGAGGAAGCGGTCGTGACCAACATTGCCGCGACCGCGGAGCGGGAAACGTCAACCGATGAAACGGAGTGCACGGAAATGTCCGATGCCGAGATTCCGGCCGAGCCGATTGAGGCAGAGGCCACCATTATTCCGACGCCGGCGGTTTACGCCGCAAAGCCGGAGCTTCCTACCCCCGTTGAGTACCTTTCGGCGCTCATCAAGGGCGGGGGCGACCTTGACCGCGTTATGAAGGCCGTCCGTGCCGCCGCGCCGGAGGTTTCGACTACCGACACTCCGGGCATCCTTCCGGAGCCCATCGTCGGGCCGGTTTACAACAACTACATCGGCAACCGTCCGGTTGTGGACGCTATCGGCGTCCGGGCCATGCCTGGCGGCGGCAAGGTCTTTATTCGCCCGGAGGTGACCACGCACACCAGCATGGCGGCGCAGGCGGCGGAATTCGACACGCTGCAGAGCGGCACCTTTGTCGTGAGCGAGAATCAGGTGACGAAGGCCACCTACGGCGGCTACGTCAAGATTTCTGAACAGGACCTTGATTGGTCGGACCCGGCCGTGCTTTCGCTCATCCTTGACGACATGGGCCGCATTTACGCCAACACCACGGACAACGTGGCTGCGGACAGCATGGTCAGCGGCGCGACCAACACCCTGAACTTCACGGACGCGAACATTGCCGACCCTACGGAGTGGGTCACTTGGATGTATTCCGCGGCCGAGGACATTTTGGGCAACAGCAACGGCAACCTGCCGACGCACCTGTTCCTGTCCACGGACATTTGGGTGGCGCTGGGCAAGCTCGAGGACAGCCAGGGCCGTCCGCTGTTCCCGCAGATGGGCCCGATGAACGCCTATGGCCAGATGTACCCGGGCCAGAGTGAGGCAGTGGCGTTCGGGCTCCGCGTCGTGGTGGACCGCAATTTCGCAGCGGATACCATGATTATTTGCGATCCGAGCGGCTACGAGCTGTTCGAGCAGCAGAAGGGCGCGCTTAGCGTGGACAACCCTTCGGAGCTTTCGCGCACCCTCGCGTGGCGCGGATACTTTGCGACGCTCATGATTGACCCCGGCAAGTTCATCAAGGCCGCGTTCGTCTAAGCCGGCTAACACGACCGTTTGCCCATGCCTACTTTCGCCATTACCCACCTTCAGCGCGCGGACGATTACCTAGTCGTCCAGACGCTAGAGGGGACAGAAATCGGCACCGGGCAAACGGTCGTGGTTAGCGGCGCGGAGGAAATCAGCGGCGGGCAGGGGAACGGCGAGCAGCACCATTGGGGGCAGCTCACGGACGTTAACGGCACCTATGTCGTGCAGGACGTTCCGACGCTGCTATTCCTGGGCGTTGCCGATGACGGAGATTTCCTGTTCGACAAAACGGAAATCATCCCTAATCAGCTAATCGTCTATGCGCCTGGCGACGCTTTTCCACGCGGGCCGCTTATTCCGCAGGGCGTCCTAACGTGGACCCCAACATGCTCATGGATTGACGCGGATGACGTTGCCGATTGGTTGGGCATCGCTTCCGCAACGGCCAATGACACGGCTTTCCTTACCCTTGCCGCCGGTGCCGCCAATCAGTACGCATATCGCCGGCGTCGGGAAGCGGGCTATTTCGACTCCCTCACGATTGTCCCCGGCGCGGACGTTCAGCTAGGGACGATCATGTACGCCGGCACGCTTTACCGTGAGCGCGGCAGCGTGGATTCCTTTGCGTCATTTGAGGACATGGGCGGCGCGGTGCCGTTCGGCTCAAATGGGCAGATAAATAAGCTTTTGGGCGTCAACCGTTCGCAGGTCGCATGAGCGCAACGGGAATCTTTGCGGCGGCGCAGGCAACGCTAGTGGCGTCACTAGAGGCGCTAGGGCTTGCCGTGGTGACAGACGCGCGCAACGCGCGGCCTTTGACCGTGGTTGTCGAGCCGCCCATTTTCACCGCGTTCAATAACAACGTGGCTGAAATTGAATTCGCCCTAAAGGTGCTCGCACCGCCGCCGGGCAATCAGGACGCGGCCGATTGGTTGGTCACGACGGCCGACACGATCCACAATTCAGAAATCAGCCTAATCCGGGGGGTTCCCGGAATGCTGCTAATCGGTGGGCAAGAGGTTCCGACCTTTGACCTTACCGTTCGGGTTTCTACTGAAAGGAATGCTTAGAAATGGCCGCGACTACCTACCTGGCGCAGCCGGGGGTGCTTACCGTCAATGCCGTGGATCTGACCGATCAGGCGTCAAGCGTGTCGCTCACGCTTGGTTACAACAGCCTCACCAAGACCGCATTTGGCGACGCCGGCGAGCTTATGACGCAGGGGCTTCAGACGGTTGAGGGGTCCATCACGCTTTACGCGAGCTATGGCGCTTCCTCCGCGGAGGACACTATTGCCGCGGAGGTTGGGGCCGGCGATACGGTCATTGTGGTCAAAAAGGATGATGCCGCGGTCGCCGCGGACAATCCGGAGTGGACCATTACCAGCACTATGATTGCGAGCTACCCGATCGTTTATACCGTGGGCGAGCTTCAGGTCATTGAGGTGAGCTTTACCGGCGGTACCTGGGTCCGCGACGTAACGCCATAGGAAGGAAAGGGGACCAATGGCTTCCAACGTAGTTATCCGGACGAAGGGCGGGGATGCAATCCCCGTTGACATTGACCAATTCCCGGTGATTGTCGAATTCGAACGGCATTTCAATCGCTCATCGTTTGAGCTACAGAACGCCCCGCGGTTGGAATGGCTTGCGTGGCTTGCGTGGCGCGCGGCGCGCAATGATGGCGCGCCGGTGCCCGTCAAGTTTGACGATTTCCTAGAGCAGTTGGCGGGCCTAGATGAGGTAGAGGACGGGGAAGGCCGCGCATCCGCGGACCCTACGGACGGGGGACAGTAAGCCGGGCGCTTGCAACCGTGTTGGTTGGCACCGGCTTTTGGCCCCCGGACGTAAGTTTCACCATGCGAGATCTTGCAACGGTTATTGACGTAATGAGCGAAAGGGACGCCTAATGCCGGCGGCCGCAGGGGTCCAGGTCATAGGGGTTGAGGAAACCGTCAAAGAGCTCCGCAAGGTCAACCCCGAATACCGCAAGGAATTCAACCGCGGAATCAAGACAGTCCTAGCCCCAATGGTCGCGGCCGCGAAAAGCGGTTATCCGGACCTTCCCCTTAGCGGCATGGCACGTTCGTGGAATGACGGCCGGCAGCTTTTGCCGTGGAGTGCGGCAAAGGCGCGCAAGGGCGTCAAGGTCAAGACGCGCACAAGCCGGGGCACAAAGAGCGTCGTGCGCGTGCAGCAAATGGACCCGGCCGCGGCAATTTTCGAGGTCGCCGGGACGGGCACCAATCTCGGCAGCAACCTCCGCGCCCGGAATTCGCGCGTGCTTTGGCCGGCGTATGATCGTTTCGCGTACCAGATAAACGCCGGCGTCATTGCCATTGTTCGCAAGGCGGAAGCGCAAGTGCAGGGGAGGATTAGCCGCTAATGGCAATCACAATCCCAATTCTCACCACGTTCAACGGCCGCGGGGTTGACCGTGGAATTGCCCAATTCAAGAGCCTGGAAACGCGGGGGCAAAAGGCCGGGTTCCTAATTCGCAAGGCCGCGCTTCCTGCGGCCGCGGCGTTGGGTGGGTTGGCGCTTGCGGCAAAGGCCGGCGTGCAAGGCGTCATGGAGGACGACAAGGCGCTTGCCAATTTGACTAGCACGCTGGAGAGCACCGGCAACGCGGCCAACATTACTGCCAACGGGTTCTTCGAGTACGCCAACGAGCTGCAGGCCGCAACGGGCGTGGGGGCCGATCAGATTACGCAGGGCGCGGCCCTGCTCGGCACGTTCAAGAACATCCGCAATGAGGTCGGCCAGGGCAACGACATATTCAACCGGACCACGGAAGCGGCCCTAGACCTGTCGAAAAAGGGCTTTGGGTCGCTGGAATCGGCCAACAAGATGCTGGGCAAGGCGCTGAACGATCCCATTAAGGGCATTACGGCCCTTTCCCGCGCCGGCGTTGATTTCACGGACGGCCAGAAAAAGACCATTGCCTCACTTGTCAAGTCCGGCAAAACCCTCGAAGCTCAAAAGATCATCCTAAGGGAGGTGGAATCGCAGGTAGGCGGAACGGCCAGA